ATCCCGTTACCAGATCGAATATGAATGTCCACGCTTTCTCTATCTTTGTCACAATATCGAGTCCGCGTTGGGTAAGACCGTTTCCGTCCATGTATAGATCGTTTATTTCCATCAAGCGATCACGCAACTTGTCGTACGCCTTGTCCGTTCCCCGAGCGAGAATCAGGCTTGCGATGGACACGGTGTACTTGTACTGCGCTTCCCACGTTTGCCGGATCGCCTCCGACGCGGCGGCGTATCCGCCGAGGGCCTTCACGATGTTTTCTATGACCGTTCCTTGCGCGACCCATTGAGGGACCATCTTCGCAACGTCTATCCCAACGGCTTGCAGACGACGTGCAAGCATCGCTCCTTGGAAGTTCTGCCCCTGCATGACGGCTCGGATTTCTTGGAACGCCTGAATCTCGAAGTTCTGTCCTTGGGTGATCAGTTTCAGTGTGTTCGCGAACGCTACAAACTCATCCCGGCTTTTCTGTGTGGTAAAGTCGAGTTTCAATCCGAAGGTTACTGCTGCTTCTGTAAGAAGTTGCAATTCGCGAGCGTTTCCAACGAAAGTCTTCGACATCTGGAACGACGCTTCGATCAACTTCTTCGAGTTACCAAGAGCCTGATCTATGCCCATGCTCGGATCGGAGATGAGCATCGCACCGGCCATCGAAGCGGCGGAAAGTCTCATCTGATCCACGATCTTTATCGACTTTAAGATACCGAACGAAAGAAGATCGAACGCCTTGTACAGTGCGTCCACGGCGAGTTGAGAAAGACCAAGCGCAGCAAACATCTGTCCGAACCCAACAGATGCGCCAACGGATACTTCCCCAACGGAAACGATTGAATCGGACAACTTCTTGTTTGCGTTTTGTGCTGCGAACGCGTTCTGCGCCATTATTTGAAGTGCATTATTCGTACTTTGTATGCCAGAGGCGGTCTGTACGGAACCCGCGATACCACTAAATGCGTTGTTGTATCCTGCATTTGACGGGATCTCGTTCATGCGCCGGAAACCGGACGCAACCGCAACTCGATACGACGCCATCCCCGGCTGATATCCCGATTCGGGCCTGTCTACTGGTATTGAACCGGCAGAAGGGAACGGCTTAAGTTTAGATATGATCTGATTCATCCGGTCAACGGATGCTTTAAGCCTGTTCTCATGTGCCGTAAGTTCTTGTTGTGTAAATATATCGGGGGTGTTTATCTTTATATCGGCTATCGAGGCAATACTTTTCTTGAAACGATCGATGTTTGATAAGGCCGCATCGATCGCCATATCGCAAGTTATTCTTAAGGTGTCGTCGGCCATCGGTTACTCCTCAAGGTCGTCGCTGGACCATCGTTGCTCCTGATCGTCTTTTGAGGCACCGTCCAACGCGACGTGTACGTCGAACATGAAATCCTTGTACGTACCGTTCATCAAATCCGACGGACGACACTTGTATCTACGCGCCAACCGGTCGATCAGGACGGCTGTTGTTCTCCTGAGACCGTGCTTGCCAAAGGGATTCCTTCGGCGTTACCCCCCTTTATCTCACCGACGATCGCCGTCACAATCTCGTTCACGTCATCGACGCCAAGATCCATGATATCGTGCAGTTCTCCCTCTCCCTCCCCGATTTTCGGAGAGATGAGTCCTTGTTTCAGTATGGAGCGCGTAATCGCTGACTGTCGATTCGGAGAGATCGAATCGATCCCCGGTATTGACCCGTCGTCTTCCATCGCAAACGGAGACAGACGACGGATAGTTACGGTCAATCCGGACTTTAGCGTAAACGTCTTCCTGTTCTTTTCGATCCACTCTGAAAGGTTCATACTCTCCTCCTTGGAGTTTTATTCGGGGGAAGTGCCGACTCGAACGGCGTCAGACCTTGACCCGCCCGTTCGGGAGGTCTGATAGGGTTCCGGAGAAGGTGGAGACCCCGCGTGTCCCTGCCACGCCGCTTCCCCCGTCGGTTAGAGACCATAGTACCCGGAGACCGCCATCGTGTTGGAAAGCGTTACCGTTGCGATCGTATTCGAGGTCGTCGAGTACATCGCACGGCCCTCAAGCGAGATCGTGACCATCCCCGGCCCGGACACGCCGAGCGGGTGCGCCGTGTAGACGAACCGCGGGATATCGACAGTCACGTATTCGGAAGCACCCGCACCAAGCACGTTGATTAACAGGCGTTGCTCGGTTTCGTTTTTCATTGCAAGCCAGTCGGCCTGCGCCATGTCCGCGGTTGCCGTGAACCGTCCGAACTGTCGGAAGCCGTCCCGCCAGAAATACGTATGCGTCTTCGAACCGGCGATACGATCCTGCGTTCCGATGTTGTTGTTGAACGACAACTTGAAGTCTTGGAACCGCTGAACGGCCGCACCTCCGATGGAGATGGAAGCCGCCGACCAGATGAGCGGTCGAGGTGTGACCGCGTAGTTCGGAGCGGCAGACTTGACGATCAGTGCCGCGGACACGCCGACGATCGAGAACGTGTTACGCAAATACGCTCCCGCGGCAAGGGAGAGTTCCCAGTTATTGACGAAGCAATCCTGCAGAAGGAACGACGAGGAGACGTTCGACTCCCCTTGATCGATCTGAAACGAATACGGGGGAAGAGTGCAGTTCGCCGCGTCGAAGTTCGCCGTGGCAGGGTTGAACTTCCACGTGTAGACCGGACCCGTACCGGAAGTGCATGAATAGTTCAGTCCGAAACACGCGCGGATAAAGTGTCCCGAGACGAGTGGATCGAAGTTCGCGGTGATGTTCCCCTGCACTCCCGCGATCCCGGTGACACGATCCGGTTCGTCGAACCTTCCCTGAATCGAATCGTCGGTCAGTTCGCCGTACGTGAAGTTGAAGTCCTCGCTTGCAAACGGAACCTTGAACCACGACGTTGCGGCGGTTCCGAAAGAGTTCTGCTTGTTGATCGAGACTTGAGCATTTGACCCGAATCCCGGCATTGTTGTACCTCCTTAACTACGTCGTAAGGAATACCCGCAGCGTCAAGTTGGCCGCGCTGAAGAATCCTGCGCTTGACCTTGCGGTATCGAACTTTACGTCTCCTATCTGCGTGTTTCCGACTTTTCCGCCAAGCGTTCGATCTGTTTTTAGGAGATCGCGGACTTGCCCCATAAGGACATCCCGTCGCCTGCACGCTTCCAGAACCCCATCGGGGCTGAACTCAGAACAGAATATGTCGTACATAGCGATCGTAAAATACGGGTCGGGAGATCCGATCGTGTCTTCCTTGTTTTGCTCCGTCGATAACGACACGGACACTTCCGGACCGATCGTTGCGCCGTAATCGGACGGTTCGATCAAAACAGTTGCTTCGAGTCCTTCGTCTAACATATTTGCAAGATACTCGATAACGCCAGTATAATCAATCATTTAATGATCCCCTTAATTGCGGCTTCGACGAACAGTCTCGCGGCGGACCCCACTTCGTCAAGCGGCGGCATCAACCGGCGTTTCGGCCACCCCTTGTGACGTACCATTTCCGCCAACGCCCAAAGGCCGCCGAAACCCTTCCTTGTCCTTCCTTGCGGGTGAGGGAACGACAAATAATGCTTTAATTTCGGGCGGATAACCCACCATCGCTTGCTCGGACCCTCCTGCATCAACTCGGCGTACTTGCTCGTCGAGTAGATCGTGAACCGTGTCTTGCCTACCCTCGCGCCGAACCTCCCGCGTAGGCCCCAGAGGGGCCGTGGGTCCTTCCCACGGGCCGATCTCGCGTAGGTAGTAGTCGGGCGTGGGGGTGCCCACTTCCAACGGTCCCAGATCCCCTGCTCGACGATGTTTCGGTCGATCTCGCGCAACAGGAAGTTCGCGGTTTGCTGATTGATCGACTCCGTGTTACCGAGAACAGTTCTCAGTTTGTTTAAGCGCGGGGTTTCCTGCGCCATTTTCAGTTGCAGTTCCACTACTTTACGTCCTCTTCGGAATCAATCCTGTTAGGATCTACCACCGCGTCAACGACATCCCCTATCCCGAACGTCGGATTGAATCCCGCCGAACTGTACCATGGGGAAGCCGATCGGGAGGTGTTCGAGATTTCCACTCCCGAATCCGATACGATCGTAACCAACCCGTTTCGTATGTTTTCAAGACGGTTTACGCATTCCCTCCAAACGGCCTCGATCCCGGATTCCTTCCCGGCGTCGTGAACGTGTCTGCGCAGGAACATGACGTACGACAGATCCTCGTTCAGATCTCGAAGTAGAGGAGGCGTTGGAACCACCGGAACAAGAGGGACGACAGAAAATATATAACTGTCAATATACGCCGCACCTTTCAGGATGAAGTTGTTTATCGTCGAGGAGGTCGCCTGAGTTGTCTGCAACCTCGGATACGTCTCGATGATCCGCTCGACGGTAGTGTATGGCATCAGATTGTCCTCTCTTTCGCTATATGTATTTCCCTTCCATCTGGGAAACCATATGTTTCGTTATTCCGCCGATGAACTCGGCCGCGATCTTTGAATTCGGGAATTGCGCGGTTATCTCCTGCGGAGGCATGTCCTTCAACTGAACCATGAATTTGATCGGATACCCAAGGTTCAAGATTCGATTCGCCTCTGAGTAGTACGTGACGGCTTCCGGCATCATCGGATTCCCGCAATCCTTAATGAATTCGGACTCGAACAGTTCCTTCGCCTCGGTAGCCCATTTGATTATATCCGCGTCCGTTCCCTGTCCGTTCCGTTGTTCGAAGCGGTATCGGGACAGGTGGATCAAATCACGAAGCCAAAGGAACTTCCCGAGGTTCCGTTCCGGGTATTTCTTCCGATCTGCAACGACAAGATCGATGTTTCTCAGGAACCGGTCACGTCGGATCGCCTCGGTCAGATACCCGTCGTGCGCGATCCACGTATCCGAAAGCACGATCCCCGCACCGACCCCCTCGTTCAACGCCCTCTCCGGGTGTTCGTGGCAGACGCCGAAGAACTTGATACCGCAACGGTTTCTGTATATGCGAAGAGGAAGGTCGGGTTTAAGTGTCAACGGAGGATCGACGGACAAGTGGTGTTGCTGAACGGCGTATCCGTTCATCATGTTCTGGCGAAGATACTTGGAGACGTTGTTCGGAGAGAGCAGTTCCTCGTCCGAATCGATCCACAAGATCCAGTCGCCCAAAGCCGTTTCGATGGAATTGTTCCTCGCAACCTCGAATCCGTTTTTTATCGGGTCGATTCCTTCGATGATCCTCGCTCCGTACTGTACGGAGATCTCCCGTGTCGAATCGGTTGTCTTCGGGTCGATTGCGACCACGATCTCGTCGGCTATATCCCGAACGGATTTCAGGCATCGGTGAAGCATGTCCTCGGCGTTGTACGCGATCATGCATACTGACAGGGTTTGATTGGGAGATTGCCAAGCCAGTTTCCTTTCAAGATTAACCTTCCCTGTTGGAATCGTCGGGTTGTTCAGATAGATCGTGTAATGATGCCCGACGGGTCGGTTTTTATTGTCGACGGTCGTTCCCTTGTAGAACAACTGCATCCCCTCTTTTTCACCAAACATGTCGAGAAGATCGGACATCTCGTAGTGGCGGATATGGCATCTGTACGGGAACGTCTTGTAGGACATGTATTCCCACGGTCCGTACGGGGTTGTGATGAATATCGTCCCGCCCGGTTTGCATGCTTTCTCAAGACGTTCCATAAGTTCGTACGGGTCGAGTACGTGTTCGAGAACCTCATTACAGATCACGAGGTCGTACCCGCCTATCGGCTGAATTGGCCCAAGTTTATCCATCTCGTCGTAGAGTGCGAATTCCACGTTCCCGTATTTCGAGTATTTCTGTTTACACTCTTCCGCTATTTCGATGTTACGGTTGTTCACATCAACACCGGTTACTTTCGCGTCCGGCAACTCGTTCGCAACGCGGATCGTCTGGTGTCCGATCCAGCAGCCGTAGTCGAGCACGGTCTTGAATTTCGACGCGTTCGCACACACGAAGTCCCGTAAGACAATCATTCGGGGTTCGTTTTCGCTACCGTCGTAATGGCTGATCTTCGCTCCACCGTGGATCGTTCCCTCGATCGGACCGTCGATCTTGTCGTACTGTTCACGATATGCATCGGGGGAGTTCATGAACTCGTAATCCGTGTTCACCCGGTTTACCGATTCTTGCACGAGTTCAAGGTCTCCCGTACCGGAAAGCATCTTGCACGTCTCGATGTCGCTCATCTCGTAGAAGTGCTTGAACAGGCGGGATGGGTTCGAGGACTTTTCCCGCATGATATTGTCGGCTTCGGCCAACAGGTCTTCGGCGACGGGTTCCCACGTTAGATCGAGCGCGTGATCGTATCCGGCCTTGCTCATCCGCGCCCACCTTAATTCGTCGTTGTACAGACCGTTGATCGCCGTTACAAAATTGTAGTGGCACTCTGTCCCGGTAGCGGGTCCGTCGATCATGATTCTCGCGTCGGGATGGAGCGTCTCGACGAGCGCGGCGGTAGGCGTTGTGATCACCGGGAGTCCGCACGCTTGCGCTTCCATCGCCGAGATGCAGGATATCTCCTCGAAATCCGTCGGGTAGACGTACGCAAACGACCGGGAATACAGGTCGTACAGTTGCGTTTTCGTAAGGTTTCCGACCACTTGCACGTTCGGCAACTGATTGCACCGGTTCCAGAGCATCTCGTAATATGCCTTCATTTCCGGGACGGTGTTGTCGTAATGCGCAACAAGGAGTTTTACGGGCGCGTTGTGCGCCAATAGCCGTTCCATGATTCCGCCGTGCCCTACGAGGTTTTCGAGTCCTCGTTCCGGCCTTGCGGCGAACACGATCTGTCCGAGTTGCCGTGGTTTCGACCGGGGCGCGGGGAACGCCGCGAGGTCGATCCCGTTACGGATTTTCTTTATGTATTGTTCCGGAAGGCTATAGACGTCGATGTACTGTTTCTTCTGGAACTCGGACATGACGAGAAACCGGTCGATCTGATACGAGATCCCGCGCGTCTTCGCCTCGAACCGCTTGAGGGCCAAGTCATGACACCAGAAGAACACGGACTTCGCGTTGACCGGTCTCATCAGCGGCTCCTGCCACCGGGACACGATCAGCATATCGATATCCGACCCTTGGATGTACGATTCCGCGGCCGAGACCGGAATATACGAGACATTGTTCACAACTACCGGTTGGCCGGATTCCGTCGGCGAGAACACGACGACCCTGTTCTTGCTTCCGAACGCGTCCGGTTTCCTCGCAAACGCCTCAGCGAGTTGGATGGCGGCCGTTTCCGATCCGCCGAGAGACTTGTTTTTGAGCGTGTTCCCGTCATGCTGCATTCCGGGGGATACGATCACGATATTCATTTGGGAACCGTCCCGAGCGCGCGCATTCTTATTCCGCGCGCGTCCACCCCGAGGAATTCGCACATATGCCGGAACGTGAACGCGTCGGTCGCCTTACTTTCGAACCATTTGACCGCCTCGTCTTTGTCTCTACATGCGTATCCTCTGCGGACATTTCTCTTCGCGTCCTTGAACGCCTGCATGATGCACGCCGCGAACATCTTCTTGATACCGAATGTCTCTACCATTTAGGCGGTCTCCTTCTCCTTTATTTTCATACCCATTGGGACGTCTTCGTGACACGTTCTGCATTGAGAGAACGGGGTGTGATCTATCTCAAGCAGATTATCGAACACGGTTCCGAGGAGTCCTCGTGCGAACGCGTCTTGGCAACAACGGGTAACATCTCCGTTGCTCATCACCATCACTTGTCCTCGGCTTAACCAAGGACAAAGGACTCGCGTGTGTTCCACTTCTTCCACCCATCCCTTTACGAGTCCTCCCCAGTTGTTCGGATTGATGATCGCATCCCGAGAGTACCCAAACCGTATTCCAACTTTCCTGAATATCTTTATCGCCCGCATCGTTACGATCGCTTCGTGGTCGGTTATGTCTATTTTGTCGAGGCCGATATCCATCATCTGACGGACGAGTTGTTCCGTCAAATGCGTTCCGTTCGTGTTCATTATGAGAGGTAGGTACGAGGGCATAACGTAACGGGTGCGCTGGAGCATATCCATGAAATTCGGATGAAGCAGCGATTCGCCGACGCCGAAGAAGTTGAGTTCCGCTTGCGTTCCGTTTCTTACGAACACGGAAAGCCATTCAAGCGACTTCTCGAACACCTCTTCCGTCATGAATCCGACCGGTCGATGTTCGCCTTGATCCTTGCACGGACAGTACGGGCATGCAAGGCTGCAAACCGACGATATCTCCAGATTTTTTATGCATTGTATCTTGTGATACACGGGATGTTTGTCCCTCCTTTTTTGTGTTTTGGGAGAGGGGGAGGAGAACCCTCCCCCGAGGCTCCCCCGTAGTGGTTCATAACGCCACTACGATACCTACTTGCCTTTCGGCTTCGGCTTGCCTTTACCTCCACAACCCATCAGTTACCTCCTTACTGTGCGGAGTTAACGCCCTTAAGGATCACACCGAGTTTCTTGTCGAGGACGAGTTCCTGATCGTACACGCCGACCTCGATCTCCTCGGACTTGGTTTTCCCGTCGAACGGATGGACCTCGACGGCCATGTTCGGGACTCCCGGCACGGACCACCGCATCGTCGCGGAGTACCGGGGAAGCGGCCCGATTTGTGTTCCGGTCGGGTTGTACCACGCAAGCACCGCGTCGTCGAAGAAGGAGGTTAAGACCGCCGTTGCGCCTTCCGCCGCCGTCGAGTAGTAGCCCTGCGCGTCCATGATATTCGCTACCCCGATGATGGACCCGAGGTCGGACTTGGAAACCAGTCCGCCACCGTGGGGATAGAGAAGTCCGCGGAGCGCGGAGTTGACCTGAATCGTCTGCCACGCGATGCGTCCGAACAGCATGTTGTTCGGGTAGAACCCCGTCGTGTTCTGCACCTGACGGAGCATGGTCTGAAGGTGGGTTAGCGGGTTCGAGTTCAGGTTCCACGCCGAGTTCGGAACGAACACGGTGTTCACGTAGGTCGATGAGTTGACCATGTTGAACGCGCGCAGTTCCTTTTGGATGTTCAGGAGATCGGTGATCAGGTACGCGCCGTTCTGCCGAACCTGCCAGATCTCGTCAGAGTTCTCGCGATCTTCCACGGTCAGGGGGTACTTCAAGGCGTAGTTCTTGCAGAAATACGCCTGTGTTCCGACCGAGAATTTCACTCGGTTCGCTTCCGTTCCGGGGGCGCGATACGCGATTTCCGACCGCAGGAATTCGCCGAGCGGGATGAAGGGGATCATGTTGCTTTGCTTTACGACCGGAATGACCGGGAAGACGTCGGTTGCGACGAGTCCTTGGGTCCGATAGTTGATGATTGCTTGCGAGAGGGGAACATCGACATGCAGATCCCGACCCGTGGCGTCGTAGTTCTTCCAGATTACTGTTCTCTCGTTTGGCATCGTTGGTATCTACCCCCCCTTACAAGGACGTTGTGTAATACTTGCCGCGGAGAATGGCGGTTCCGAGACCTCCGGAAACGGCGGCGAAGATGCATTCTCCGACTGCGTTGAACCCCGAAGCGCAGGTGATCAGGTAGCCGGAGGTCGTCGGCTTGATCAAGTCTCCGACAGCGACAGCCGGACCCGCGCGGAACTTGGACATTCCGAGCATCCGGACCGTTAAATGTTCCCCGGTCTGCGCCTTGTTCTGGATGATCCCTGCGAACGTCGCTCCAACAACGGAAAGCGCGCCCGCATACGTGACGGCGGTGTACTGGCAGGCTGTCAGATCCGCCCCGGCAACGAGTGTGTAGTCAAGACCCGCATTGTCAACGCCCATGGTTCCCTCCCTATCCTTTCAGATATTCGGCCCACACATCCGGATGCTCGGTCTTGATCGACGCGAGGGCCTCGGTGTACGTGACCTTTTTTTCGAAGACGATCTTCTGAGCCATCTTGTCGACCTTGACGGACACCGGATCGTCGTCCGAGGAAGTCTCCCCTCCTGACCCGTTTTCCCTGAAGTTGACGAGTTTCTTGCGTGCTTCGAGCGACTTGACGATCAACTCCCGCGGGTTGAATTCCTTGTCCGCGTACTTCTTCGTGCCCGATCCGAGCGCGACGAACTGAAGGATCAGGTCGTCTTTTTCCGCCGGGAGCACTTTCCCTTCTTTTACGAGCGACTCGACCTTCTCGGAGAACTGCGCGACGGCGTGTTTCTCGTCTTTGCCCGCGAGTTCCGATTCCGACTTGACCGCTCGCGCTTCCATTTCCGACAGGGATTTCTCCAGATCGGTCTTGGTTTTCGCGAAACTATCGGTCAACTCCTTTACCTTGGTTTTCAAGCCTTCGATCTCGTCCGTGTACCGCTTGATTTCTTCTTGGGACATCTCTTTTCCTCCTTGTGGGAGTGTGTACTCTTTTGTCAGACAGCCCTCCCCGCCCTCGCTATAAGCGACGGCGCGTTGTTCGTCGGACATGAGGACTCTTGCGAGATCCTCAAGAGTCGTTACGGCGGGTATATCTGCGCCCAAGAGGGATACCGCCTTAAGCGCGCGCGGCCAGCGTTTACCCGCAGGATCGACGTAATTCCAGTATATTTCCGCGGATTTGTTCCTGTAGTTCCCTTGGGAGATCAAGGAGACGATTGCGTCTGGTACACCGACGATATCCGCGACGAGTTTTTGCCCGACTCTTCGAAGCGAATCCACCCATCCTAATGCAGGCGCACCGTCTTCCTGACCGAACCATCGTTGGGCCTCCGTGTGTCCGAATTTTAGTGGCACTTTATACGGGAGAGATCCGAACGCGAGCACCATCTGATCGAGGTCGTCGGTCGAGTACGGGTCTCCGTTCCATTTTCCGGTTTGGAATATATCGACACCGACAAGTTTCTGCGCGTACTGTTTTCCCTTTTCCGTTGTCATAGGCTTTCTCCTTCCTTAAAGGCGAGAGTACGTCGAATGCGGATCATACGTCAACATATATTTATCACCCATGTCCGATCGAGGACTGTTTTAATCCGCAGCCAAGGAGGAAGTCGTTCATTTTCGACCCGTAGTCCAAATCCGGCCCGCGAGTAAAATGGTGTTCGTCGTTTAAGGGATGCTCGGATATATCGACACGCGAGATCCGTCCGATCATCCGTTTCAGTTCCTCGTCAGCGGTATCGATCAGTTTCCATTCGTACCCCTCGACGTCCATCTTCAGGTAATCTATCCTTCCGTAATGCGTCATCACATCCGATATCACTTGCTTTAACGATACGGTCCGGCATTTATTGACTACGATGTAGTCGTCGTTATACAGGAGAGATCTTTGTCCGGTGTTTTTCCCTCCCTTAAGTTCGAGGATATCCCCCGTTTTTTCCGTAACGGCTAACTGGTAAAAGAATATTTTCCCAAGAAGGGAATCCTTGTTATGCTCCATATTCCTCATAAACATTACGGAATTCTCAGCGCAAGGCTCGAACGCATGAACGTGTGCGCCTCTTTGCGCCGCGAACATCGTAAACACTCCGACGTGCGCTCCTATATCTACTGCGACTTTCAGTTCGCCTTTATATGAATCTACGCTTTTGTATACCTGTTCAATAACAAAACAGCAAAGCGGATCGATCATTATTTCGAGTCCGCCGTAACTTAGCAAAACCGGTTCTACGGTCGACGAAAGATAGCATCCTTCGTCAAGTGCGTCCATCAAAACCCCTCCTGCGGAGATACGTCGGCGGGGATCGGCGGTTGCGCCATGTACGCCGCTTCCCATCCCCGATCCATCGACGTTACCGGCACGATCACCGACCTGCAGTTGTAGTGATTTGGCGGTAGCCATCGCGGAACCTCGTCCTTTGTCATGATCCGTCCGTTCAAGGTTCTGCATATCTCGGTCGTCCGTCCGTCGAGGATCGCCGAGTACATGAACGCCATGACAAACCCGGAGAGTTCCGGAGCGGAAAGCACCTGCACTCTCGTATAGTTGTACATATCATTTATATTTGTCCGAGCGATCGTTTCCGCGCGCGCGGCCGCGTTCACGCCGATCGGGAGATAGTCTTTCAAGAGTAGTGTTATATCCGAGACGAGTTGATCGTCCGGATACGGTTCGAGGTGGGTTTTCGTCCAAGCAAACAACATCGCTTTCGTTTGGTCGAGGATATCCTGCTTAATGATTCCGGTGATCCAGAACGCCCGTGTCCGCGCGTATTCTTCCAACACGGTATTGATCGACCCGATCAACGGGCGGACCGAACGCGCGAACGTCTTCGGTTGCAGACCGATTTCGTTTTCCGCGTGTCGGATTCCAAGGTCGATCGCTCCATCGAGCATATTTTGAACCGCGGTCTTTATGCTCCCGGCTTTCGGGAGCACGATTCGGTCAGGGGTCAGGGCTTTTTTTTTGCGTCTTTTATGAGCGCGTAGATATTTTCCGCGAACGTCTTTGACAGTTCGTCTTTGCTTGCCCATTCTATTTCGTCGAACGCTTTCTCGTACAGATCCCAATCGATTCTTCCTTCCGGCCCGGATAGATGCGCGTACTGGTTGGCTTTCCCCGGCGAGTTCGCCATCTTGTTTTTGCCGCCGGACGGATTTTTACCGGCGAGTCCGCTTGCTCCTGCCGGTTGCGGGGGATTTAAGAGAAGTTCGGTTTCCTTGTCGATCTGTTTTTCCTCGTCCGGGGTTATTTCCGGCGCGTCGAGCATTTCGCGTATCCATTTCTGCGTTTCGATCGTCGACGTTGCCGCTCCGCGCGCGACTGCCTCGCCCCACGCCGCGGCGATCCGGGTTTTATCCTCTTGTTTCAGCGGTTTGATCTCGAATTTCGGATAGGATTCTTGGGTCCCGTAGTTTATATCGATCAACTGGCAGACGAGTTGTTCGTTAATAACGTCTTGTATTTCTTTTCCGATCGCTCCGAGCACCCAATCGAACACTTTAAGGTCCGTTTCCGATTTCCCGTAGGAGCCGACACCGGCTTGAGGAACGAGTCCCATTAACTGCGGGATCAGGATCGACCGTGCGATAGCGACGTTGAACGCGTCGATCGCCTGATTGAACACTCCCCGGTCGGTTCGAGAGGATTCGAGGAGGTCCATCGTCATATCGTTTGGAAGGAGGATCGACATTCCCGCTTGGATCGCGGTCATAAGTTTCTTGTAATCGTTGCGTTGCGCGTCGGTCACTCGTCCGGAGGTCGTTTTGCCTTTTACGATCGGTATTGAGAATCGTTCCAGATAGATCGCCCAATACCTGAGCACGTTGGTTTTGACGAACCACGGCCGGTACGCCGATTTGAGGTCCGACTCGCCGTACAGGTTGTCAAATTCCTTCTGGTAGGTATAGAGGATGAATTTATCGACCGGGAGTCTAAGGTACGTCCCGGAGTTTTGCCGTTGTGTTATGCCGTCCGGTTTCAGGTTTCCGAAGTCGTCCGTGTCGAAATCGATTCGTGTCGGCGATTTCGGCCGAAGGGCTTTTAGTCCTATCTTTCCCTTGTACGTCCCTTGATCCACGTAGTTGAAGACTTTCTCGTGCAGCGAGAATCCGTAGTCGAAGGCCGACAGAAGCGACACGATGAATCCGTCCATCGTTCCTTCCATCTGGTCGAACACGAAGTTTAAGAAATCCACCTGTTCTTCGTTTCCCCCCTCGATATCCCATCCGGGGGTGATCACGGCGGATTTTTTAAGTTGGAGACACGCCTTCACCTGATCGTCTTCGCGCATATCCTTATAGATTTTCAGTCCGCCTTTTTTCGCGGCGAGAAGGTCGGGGTTATATTTTCGGAGGGCGTACATCCATTGTCGGTAGATATCGTCCAGTTGCCTTGCGACTTCACCGTTGAAATTGTCTGGGGGTGGGATTTGCTCGTAGAAGGATTGCCTTAAAAAGGACATTATCCCCATTTGATCAGACCTCCCATTGGGCGTCTATGGATCTATGTCCAGTATCAATCGCGAATTTCTCGAAAGATGTCAAGTCTATTTGTTTTTTACGCGCCTGCCACACGATCGCGTGTGCGAAGATACGGTCGTCATACGCTCCCGCGGAGTGTTCGTATTTTCCATGTCCGTTGTCGATAAAGGTCATGCATTCCGAGAAGAGTTCCGCGTCGTTTGGCTGATAGAACCCGCCCTGTACTGCTTCGCGGAACTCGGTGATCAGGATTGGACGTGTTTTCGCGTTGGTTTGCCAGCCGTACTTGGGTGTTTTGTTTTCGCCCGATTCGGTCCGTACCGGGATGTAGTCGGCGTGTTGGTAAAGGTGCGGGTAGCAGAGATCGTTTAAGAGGGTATTGATCATCGAGTGCCCGTAGTTATTTGCCTCGGGCGCGATCATCGCTTTGTTGTAGAGGAGTCCGAGGTCGGCCGATTTTCTTGCGGCGTCTTCCGGCGAGCAGATTCCTGTCCACGACGCGACTTCCCTGCACGTATCCGTATCGATCACAACGATGCACGTACGGTCGCCGTCGGGGACACCCTCGCCGACGTCCGCGCCGATCGCGTACGAATGGTAGACGATCGGTTCCTCCCAGACTTTCAGGCGGTTTAAGTCTCCGTATTGTATCGGTTTTTGTATAAGGGACGCGCGGTGCGCTATTTGTTCCGCGTCGAAGAAGCAACTTCCGGTTGAAATAAACGCCTCGACGTCGTTGATCGGGTATTCCTGATAGAAGATAAGGTTTCCCCGGTCCGGGTCGTAGAGTTCGCGCATTTTTTTTCTACGCCAGAGGATTTGGGATGGTTTAAGTGTGTACGCTTTGATCAGTTCTTCTTCTTTTGTTGTTAGTTGCATCTCGTCGTATTTCGCGGTCGTATAGATAGACAGTTCCGGGTCGTCGTTCCACGCGAGGAAGATCGGCACCCATTCGTTTTCGCCGTTTTTAGCCGCCGTCCACGTTTTATGGAACCAGTTGCCGTGGCCGTTCGCGGTTGTTTCGAGGTCGACCTCGCCGTGCGAGCACGCCTCAAGGAGTCCCGCGATCAACGATGCGACGTCGGTTGATTTAGGCCAGAACGCGACTTCCGATCCGTGGACTCGTTGCAGTGTTTGTCCGCGTCCGAACGCTTGTGCGCCCGCGGTTCCGATGTAGAAGATTGATCCGAGGCCCTTGAAATTCAGTTCCTTTTTGTTTTCGGTAGAGCGCAGCGGTCTTGCCCATTGGATCAACTTATTGTAGTAGAGTAGCGCGATCTCGAAGATTTTCGCGGTTGATTGGTTATCATGCGCGAGCGTTGCCGCCTGCATATTTTCGTTATTCGCGGTTAAGAAGAACGATTTGGCTTGCATAAGCGTTGTGATTCCGGGTCGTCTGTACTTAAGGATTAATCGGCGTGTATTTCCTCGTTTTGTTTCGTAGTCGAGTCGTTCGGAGAGTTTATTTTGCGGGGTTGTGAAGATAAACGGAACGAGTTGTCCGCGTTTATTCCTTATCCATAGGAATTCCTGACAGTAGGTCTTGAAGTCGGTAAAGAGGGACAGTTCATCCGGCACCGCGCTTTTGACGATTTTGCGCGTTGATTTCGGCGCGGCCTTATCGAAGAACTTATTAAATTCCTTTAAGGCTTCCGGGGCTCTTTTTTTACCCATACGAGTGACCGAACAGCGGGAGGTTTACGTCTTCCGGCTCTTTCGCGAGCGTCCCGTCGCGTCGCGGGATCTGAGTGGACACGCGTTGCTGCGGCACCCATTTGCTTTGGAACTTTCGCCAAGACGTCGGCATCTTCCCGTTTTTATCGTGCCAAAGCATTGCGTACGGGAAGAACCCGGCGTCGATCGTTTCTCTCATTCGTTTCTCGGCGGCGTCGAACGTATCGCCTTCGGAGTATTTTCCACGATCCCCTTTTCCCCAACCACAGAGCACGTACGCGCGCAGTTTTTGGGAGAACGGATCGAACCCCGCCTCGCGGAGCATTTTCCCGGCTGCGCGCAGGGGTTCGAGGTCGTTTGGTGTGTCATAGGCGAAGTACAGGCGTTCGGTGCGAAGTTTCCGCAAACACCCTGCGTGCCACGGGGTAAGGAGCGCGGATTCGAGTCCTCCCGAGAACACCGCCGGGTTTCGTTGTTCGGCGAGCATTTGCATTACGTTCGCGAAATGTTCTCTACTTGTCGCAAGGATATTATCGTCGGCGATGATCCATCCGGGTTTAATCGGGAGTTCGCGGATATCCCCGTCGGTTTTCCAAACGCGGCAGAACCAGCAGCGGTTCGGGCAACCTCGGGACGTGATCGTATATCCTTCGCCGAGATACAGACCGGGAGTAAAGGCTTCGCCTTTCGTTCCCAAGGCCGGTCCGTCCATCTTGACCGGAGCGATGTGTCTCCATTCTTTCGCGAGGCGTTCTCCGGTTTGGATGTCCCAGCCGAACGAGACCGACACGTGCACTTCGTCGACCTCGGGCGGGAACATTCCCGGAGGTTCGTTTATAAACGCGAGTTCGTCGGTTGGCGTTGCCGAGGTGCGTCGTGGGAAGACGCGCGCGATTTTCGTCATTATTTAACTTCCACCGACGGAGAGTAGGAGGC